CCTCTTGCTTTTAACAGGGTAAGAAACGCCGGTACTGCGCCGTTATTCTTAATAGATAATTTAATAGTCTTAGCGAACTTAGTAGTAGTTATGGCGATGTCGGATGTCATATCCGTTCCCGTCCCGTTAGCCAATGAGTTAGCTGTGTAGTCTGTCGTGGATGCGGGGGTTGTCCATGCGTCAACGAATACAGATACACCACTCACGGATGCCTCGCCCCACCACACCAAAGTTTCACCGGCAGGGATAGACGGGGTTTCATCCAATCTCCACAGTTCAGTTATCGACTGCACTTCCCAGGGTGTCACCCTAACCTTGATAATGTTATAAACATTCTTGGGGTTGAACGAGTACGTAATCTGCGCCATCGTGTTAGTGAATGTAGACTGTGATGTTTGGTGCGTGGCTGATGACCTGTGGAACCTATCTTCAAAATTAAAGTATCCCGCCCCATCTACATAAGAGAAACCCTGCTCTGAATCATCTATCTCTTCCTGCGCGAACCTTGCCCTAACATCGTGCCCATACCAGTAGGGAACGGTATCCTGCCCGGTGTCAAGCGTTCTCATAGTGGCAGACCACCCAGCATCATTCAGGATCAGTGTGTGTATAGCACCCGTTCCTGTATCTTTGGCAAGGGCGGTTGATAAATCGTGTCTTGATAAGAAGTCTATACCATCAACCGCAGTGATAATACAATCCTGCTCGGAGTATCCGGGGTGCGGGATTATCTCCTCAATGAAGCCGTAGAATAGTGGGTAGACTACCGCTCCCGTAATTCCCTGTACCCGTATAATCCGTTTGGGTAAGAGTAAAGCAGATATAACCCCGCCATAACCAGGGGTGTATTTACCATCAGCGTTCTTTAATGTGACAGATAACTGACCTACTTCCGCCTTACCAAGTTCATCTGATTTACCCCGTGAGAAACTAGCCGATTTAACATCAGAGGAAATGACATCATACGTGTCAGTGAAGGTTGAATTGTTATCCCAATCCACATTAATATCATAACTGGTAGGAGGGGCAACAAAAAACCAACTGTTATTATTCCCACCGTCCGTAGAGTTGGCTCCTGCATACCAATATGAATATCCTCTCCATAGCCAGCCTGTATTATTTCCGCTATCTGTGGAATTAAACCCTGCGTACCAAGCCATTAACTTACTGTCGAGTAACTAACTGAAAGATAGTCACAAACGACATTCCCTCCTCCTGATTTAACTAATGCCCACCCTGCTGTGCTACTTCCAGTTAGAGTATGCTGGTGAGTAGCGTCACCTGATAGGGTAAAGGCCGCTGCTGTCTGGGTAGTACCATCAGTGAAGGTTATGGTCTGCGTAGTTCCGGATGGTAGGGCAAATGTGGCAAAGGTGTTAGAACCCGAAACTGTGTGGGCTGACCCTGTTAAGTTGACAATGTTGTAAGTCGCTATTCCACCACCAACAAAAGCACCTGTTCCTGCTATATTGATTGTGGCGGTGTTGGCTGTCAGAGTAAGATTTGAACCTGTGTATCTCCACCCTAATGCCCCTGTTGTGTTTACAATTGAAGCACCCAGAGTTACCGTCTTAGCAGTTGCCCCATACATTTCCCAATTATCTATGTTGATAGTATTGTTGTTGGTTGTTACTGTGTATGCCCCTTGTGTAATTTTTGTAGTAGTTAAATCATCCAGAAAGACAAGGTTGCCACCTAATTGAATATAATTAATACCAGTTAAATCCAAGCCATTTGTAGTAAGGTTGCCAGCAAGAACTATCGGGCGGTCACCAGTTACGCTCATCGCTGCTATAAATGTAGCTCCGCCTCTGATATCTATGTAACGGGTTGCCGCTATTGCAAGCTCAGGAGTATTAGTTGCCCCTGTCCATGTCATGGCAAGGCAGGTAGCATCAACATCTACCGTTACAGTCTGGCTACCAGATGAGAATGAATTAGCATCAAAGTTGGCATTATCATCTGCGCCAGGAGCAGCTCCGTGCAAAGACGCAGGGCTGTTACCGCTATTATTAGACCAATGGTTAGTATGGTCTGACCAGTTACCACCATTGCCAAACCAATATACTTCAGCCATTATACGCTCCCCCAAATCGAAGTCTCTGTTTTCTGTCTATCCCTTTAGATATCTTATCTACTAATTGATTCATCTGGTCTTCCCGTTCCATGAATAACGGGCCGGATATATTTACCGTAACACCACCCATTGATTCATTGGCGGGGATGATCGTCTCACCACCATGAACAGTTGCTAGAACCGGGGTGCCTACCGGCCCAGGGACAACACCACCGGATGCAAAACTATATCCCGGTGAGACTATGTTACCTAGTGCTGATTTATAACTCATGCCTGACCCAACCATCATCCCTCTTATAGCTGCATCTAATCCAGGGTGGTTTGCTGCAATATAACCTTCAATACCGAGTTCGGAACCATGTACTAAGTTTTTCCAGGCCCCAAATTCAGCTTCACCAGTAGGAACTCCATAACCACTGCGTTTCGGTTCAGGTAATTCCTCGCCACTAAAAACACCGCCAGCAGCCTTTTCCCTTGCTATTTTGTAAGCATCCCCTAATTTGGTAACTTCATCTGATTGCGCCTCTAGTATGGCGTTTACATCTACAGCAGTTAAACCAACCGCCTTCAGAAATTTATTAACATCATCTACATCATCCCCTAGATTCTTCATTGTTAAGGCTAGTTCGTCATTAGTCCATCCCATATCAAGCAGGGCAAATGTGACATCTTTAACAGTGATTCTTAACTTACCAGCATCGCTTCTCTCATATTCATATTCCTTACGAGTATCCCTTATACTTTCTAGTAATTCCTCACGGGCTGTTAACTGTTCCTCTAGTGCTTCTTGAGTTGCTAATAATGCTTCTTGTTCTTCTAACAGCACCTCTATATTTTCAGCTGTTACTTCAGTGCTATTCTCTATCGCTTCTGCATTGTCATCTAATGCCACAACATTTTCGTCAAGTGCTTCCTTATTAGCCAGGATATCCCGTGTCATATCCCTGATTTCACGCTGTAGTTCCTCTGACCTTATCATACCAGCCAGTTTGTCACGCAGTTCATCTATCTTATCTCCCATACCGGGGATAAACCCTAGGAACTTTTGAGCACCTGCTAATATAACATCAAAGGCTTTGAGTGCTATTGATTTCATGTTAGAAAATACATCATCCCAGAAGTGTATCATCAGATCCATGTTATTCATTAGCCATACAATCTCAGCTACTAATAGTGTTATAGCTAATATAACAAGGTAAATCGGGTTGACAGTCATTGCGACGGTTAACCCAATCCACGCAGCCTTTACTAATCCTAAAGCCGTGACAATACCTGGTAACATAATTAAAAGCGGCCCCAGTACCAATAGTAAACCACCAACTACTCCAGCTACAACGACAATCCTTTTTGCAAGTTCATCGTTTTCCTCTATCCATGTTTTTACATTCTCAATAATTGGCATGAGCCATTCTACGAATTGTTTTAATAAAGGTATGATGAAGTCCCCAATAGTTATACCTAAGTCAATTAAAACATTTTTCATTATGTCCATCTTTGCTTTTGTATCTTCTAACCTCTTGGCTACCTCTACATCTAGGGCTATATTTTCCTCCCATGCATCATTGGCAATTCCTTGTGCTTTATAAAACTCCTCTATGCCTCCAGCGGACTTCAGCATAACTTGAAGTACCCGCTGGTCGGCTAAACCCAAATCCTCCAATACCCCGGTAGCGTTTCCACCAACATCTATAACATCCTTCAATCCTGCTATAAAGGAAATTAAAGCACTAGATGCGTCTTCCCTGAAAGCTGTGGCAAACTCTTGGGCAGACATTCCCGCAACTTCAGCAAATTTTGTAAGGTTTTCATTACCGCTAAGTACGGCAGTATTCATTTTAACAAAGACTCTTTGGACTGCGGTGCTACCCATTTGAGTCTCTATTTTAAGTGATGCAAGCGCAGAAGATAAAGCCATTATACTGGTCTCGGATATATTTACGATAGCGGAGACACCGCTAAGTCTACTTGCCATCGCTACTATAGCAGGTTCATTAGTTGCCATATTGTTACCCAGGTCAACAATTACAGCGGCCAACCTATCCATGTTGGATATATCCATGCCCGTTACATTGGCAAATTGGGCAAGCATAATGGCAGCTTCTTTTTCAGTTATATCAGTAGCCATCCCTAACTTAACAATGACTTCTGTAAACTCCATAATTTTAGGCACTTCGATACCCAACTGACCAGCGGCTTGAGCAATACCCGCAATCTCAACAGCCGGTAGTGGTAGTACTTTAGCTAAGTCACGTATGCCCTGCCTTAGTGTGGCAAACTCTGCGTCAGTAGCTTCAACTGTTTTCCTAACCCCGGTGAAAGCAGTCTCAAAATCAATCGCTGCCTTAGTTGACGCACCCAAACCACCGACTATAGCTGCACCCATAGCGGTAAAAGCCACACCGAGACTTCTCAACCCTGCGGCGTTTTTATTAACAAAAGAACCAATAGACTTATCGGCAGAAGCTAATCCGCTCTTTAGCCCAGAGGCGTCAGTTGTAATTTTAGCTACTAGCTCAGTTAAAGTTTGAGCCATTTACATCCCTCTTAAAAGGTTTATAATCCCGTACACCCCGCCACCTGTGCTGGTAGCGAGAACGAATACTATTACCCATAATTTATGAAGTGATCTGGTATTCTTCTCTACTAATTTACACAACCCGGGATTCCCATTAACACCTAAAAGAACTGCGTGAATCTCGGTTATCTTATCGTGGTCTGTTTTCATGGTCCCCTCCTTGACAAAAGTAGATTTTATGGTTTATACTATTAGTAGAGGTGAGATATGAAATATAAAAGTTGTAAACAGATATTAACCGAAGACATTGGATTTGCGTTGATAATGTTGGGTGGTATGTCTCTTTCTATGGCTATAATATTAGGTCTTATATTGGTAGGGATATGAATTTCAGATTATATATTACAAACATCCTACTGGTAGCGGTGTGTGCAGCATGGCTATATCCCTTTTCTTGTATCCTGAGATATGGTACTCATGTTGTCCGTGAACCAAACTTATTTCTTCTACTGGTAGAAATAACAGCCTTTGTGTGTATAACTACCTTTTCAGTTTTCAATATAATTACACTGTTAAGGGCTAAGAGGAAATAGCCATTATCTCTGTAATGGTTTCCGAGATAGCGTTAATCTCTTTAAGCGTGATTAAGCGCCCGACAGAATCAATATCAAGTTCCGGCTGCTCCTCTTTTATGAGGGCGTAAATCAAAGCCCTCATAGTGGTCATGGTTTCATTCTCCAATTTTGTTTGAAGCCTACCAAGCCCAAACCCCATTGTCTTTTCAATATTAGCAAGCGTGGTCATATCTATTGGTGGGAGATGGTATTCCTTGCCATCTGATAGTTTAATAGTCTTTGGCTTTTCTTCTGCTAGTATGTTTACTTCTGTCATCATCTCTCCTTAAAATATTTATTGCTAGGGTATTGACATTTAGGTTAGTGTGTGTTATTATTAATTATGGAGGTGAAATATGGAATTAAAAGATTTAGCAAAGTTACATGAAGATGATGCACATTGTGAAAAATGCGAGGATTGCGATGGTTGTATATTGAATCGGCGTATTGAGAGAGTAATGGATGACTACCCCTTTGAACTACCTGAACTCACAATATGCCAATGCTTTGATTTGATAAATCTTAACTGTCCCGAAGACTAAGGATTGAAGTTAATAGTATCAGATAGATAGTGCAACGCGTTGCAGAATCTATTCCTTGGGTAGCTTGATTCCTTTATCTTCTGCCATCTGGTCTATCGTCTTCTCTTGCTTGATGTGTCTCTCCGGCATATCACTACTCAGGAAGTCTTTTGCCTTTATCGGTTGACTACCCTTCTTTCTGGGGATAGTATTGTAGATAGCTGCCAGTATATTAGCAACAGAGTTCATCTTGCGCCACTCGTCTACTGATTCCTGAAAGTAAAGCTCAGACAATATCTCATTAAATTGTTTAGGTGAGAGTTTGCCTATCTCGGAACGGGTTAGATTAGTCTTTCTCATCAGATAAACGATAGCTTCAGTATTCACTAGGTTCTCTCCACTTTAAGTCAAGCGGTGCGTATAGACGTCTGTTTAGTGTCTCCGTATCCGGTAGGTTAAGCCCCACTGTACCAGCATCCATCAAGACTAATTGGCTGTCTACTTTCTTGTATAGTTCTATACCGTATATATTGTCTTTAGGTATCTCTGTAAGCCAGTAACTTTGAGCTACGATGTGCTTGATTACTTTTAGATTTGTCCAGCCTTTACTAACGGCGGAATCATAGGCCAGGCTTATTTCCCAGTCATAGATTCCACCGCATTGTTTACCGCCCTGTTTCAATACGCCTATCTGTCCATCCATTACGCTGAAGCTATTGTCAACACACCCGTACCAGTGAAGTCGTAACTGTAAGT